CGATGGCCGGAGACGGAACGAGCACACCGATTCGGGATTTGAAGCGATTGTATGCAACATACCCTGACTACGGGGATGCAAGTAGCTGGAAGAAGAAATCCGGGACGGTGTATGCAAAGAATCACCATTATGTGGTTCACTGGTATGAGAATACCAAAGGCGTTCCGCCGGATGAAATAAAGTTGAAAGGGGCGAAATAATATGCGTGTCCGATATGTTGGTAAAAGCTTCGGAATCGATGGCTTGACGGATGGAAAGGAATATGAGGTTCTTTCCTATGACGAAGGTTCAGGAGCTCTTCAAATCGTTGATGATAGCGGAGAAGATTACCTCTACGATCCGCACAATCCTCGCCCCATCGCAAACTCAGATCACCCCGGAGGAAGGTTTGAGATTGTTGAGGATGATGTCTTTGGGACACTCAGAAAAGCAATATGTGAATAAGGGAAGAGAGCTATGGTAACATGGCTCTCTTTCACTATGCTCTGAGAGGTGAATGAACATGATGTATTGCCCCTATGCGGTGAACCGGCATCTGGTTCAGCAGACAACGTACGAGTATAACGATGACAACTACCAAACCCTTCAACAGACGATAGAACACAACACCGCCGAGCTTGTGGAGTGCAAAAAGGAATTATGCGGCGCATGGCATGATGGAAAGTGCCATTACAACCAAGTTGATTGAAGCAACGATTCGGGTTTTCCGAACGGTTGCTTTTTTCATATCATTTTTGCCGTGGCTGGCGTAAAACAAGCCGACAGCAGGGGAGGCGACCCCCATACAACAAAGCATAGCTGAGGAAGGAAAGCACATGAAACGAGAGTTCTTGCAGAATTTCAAGGTCGGTGACCAGCCGTTGAGCAAGAGATCATCGACGAGATCATGGCGGAAAACGGTCTGGACATTGAGGCGGCGAAAAAGCCCTTTGCCGACTATGACACCCTCAAGAGCCAGCTGAGCGAGGCGCAGAAGACCATTTCCGGCTTCCAGGGTCAGGACATCGAGACCATCAAACAGTCCGCCAAGGACTGGGAGAAGAAGTACAACGATGCTGTGGCCGAAAGCCAGCGGAAGATTGCGGACATGGAATTTGACCATGCTCTGGACGCTGCCATTACCGGCAAGCGTGGCAGAAGCACCAAGGCCGTCCGGGCGATGCTGGACGTGGACGCTCTGAAGGCAAGCAAGAACCAGGAGGCGGACATCAAGACCGCCTTGGAAAAGCTGCAAAAGGAAAGCGGATATCTGTTCGATGACGGTGGAAACCCGCCTCCTTATTCCAGGGGTGCAGGCACCCAGCAGCAGGAACCCAACCCCGGCTCGGAGCAGGGCGGCCTTGCGGCGGCACTGAGAGCCAAATACAACATGAAAGGATGATTTTTCACTATGGCAATTACTCTGGCAGAAGCAAAGGTCGGCATGGCCGACAAGGTCGATCAGCAGATCATTGACACGTTCCGGCGCAGTTCTCTGCTGCTGGACATGCTGACCTTCGACAACACCATTTCCCCCGGCACCGGCGGCAGCACCCTGACCTACGGTTACATTCAGCTGAAAACCCCCTCCACCGCCGCTGTGCGTGCCATCAACACCGAGTACACGGCAGGCGAGGCCAAGCGGGAGGAGAAGACCGCCAAGGCGGTCATCATGGGCGGTTCCTTCCAGGTTGACCGGGTGATTCAGAACACCTCCGGTGCCGTGGACGAGCTGGCCTTCCAGGCTCAGCAGAAGATCAAGGCGACGGCCAACTACTTCCACAATCTGGTCATCAACGGCACTTCCGCCGCTTCCGGCACCGGCTATGTGGTGAACACCTTCGACGGCCTGCGGAAGTCTCTGGCCGGTACCTCCAACGAGTTCACCACGGACATTGACCTGTCCGATTCCGGCAAGATGGACAGCAATGCCAACGCCTTCGTTGACCAGCTGGATCAGCTGACCCACATGGTGGACGGCGGTGCTTCTCTGCTGCTCATGAACACCGCCATGCTGCTGAAGGTTCGGGCAGCTGCCCGCCGTGCCGGATACTACGAGCGTAAGAAGGACGACTTCGGCAGAGCGGTGGAGTATTTCGGCGGTATTCCCATCATGGATGCGGGCATGTACTACAACGGCACCAAGTCCGTGGATGTCATCGACACCTCCACCCCCAGCACCTCCGCCGCCGGTACCTCCAGCATCTACGCGGTGAACATCGCCCTGGACGGCTTCCACGGTATTTCCCCCACCGGCACCGGCGTAATCTCTTCCTACATGCCTGACATGACCGCCCCCGGCGCGGTGAAGAAGGGCGAGGTGGAGCTGGTGGCCGGTGTGGTGCTGAAGAACACCCTGAAGGCCGCCGCCCTGAACGGTATCGTGCTCAAGCCCAAGACCGCCGCTTCCGGCGGCTGATAGGAGGCCGCTATGCCGGATTATCAGTTTTATATTCAGGATTATCTCGGCAGCGCAATTTCGGAGGAGGACTTTCCCCGGCTGTGTAAACGAGCCGGGGAGGTTCTGGCCAGGTACAAGCGGATTTACACCGTGACGGAGCCGGAATCCGGGGCGGAGAAAATGGCCGTGTGCGCCATGACCGATGCCCTGAGCGGCTTTGAGGCTATCCAGAACGGCGAGGCCGGAGCCATCCAGTCCGCCGCTATCGGGTCTGTTTCCGTAAATTACGGAACTCCGACGGCGGTGGATATCAGCCCCAAGGGGCAGGCGAGAGAGCTGTACCGCTGCGCAAGTCTCTACCTGGACATCTATCGGGGGTGAGGGAAGTGCTGAATCTCCGGCGGCGGAAGTGTCCGCTTGACTACCGGCTGTGCAATCAGACGGTCACGGTATATCACCGGGACGGTGACAAAGTGACCAGAACGGTGTATGACAACGCCTTCCTGGACTTCAAGAAAACCGAGAATGTGGACAAAACCGGAAGTAAGGAGGTCAATTCCTTTCTGCTGGTCATTCCTTGTTCGGAGGCGTGCGTGCATCCTGAGGACAAGGTGCTGCTGGGAACCGGGGAGGAAATCACGGCGACCCAGTGGCCATCCTTTATTTCGGTGAAGGTGCCTGGGCTGGTCGTGGTGAAGTACGTTGACCCCAAATACTGGGGCGGCAAGCTGATTCATGTGGAGGCGGGCGGATGAGTACACGAATCAAAGTGGACATGAAGCCTGTTGACACCATCCTGACCCGGCTGGGCGTTGACAAGAACGGCCAGGTGCAGATGCAGGTGACCCGAATCATCAGTAACCGGATTACCAAGTATATGCCCTTCCGAACCGGTGCGCTGTCCACCAAATCGAAGCGGATCAAAAGCCCCACAGAAATCGAGGTGGCTGCTCCTTATGCCCGCTATCAGTATTACGGAAAGGTCATGGTCAATTCCGAAACCGGAAAAGGTCCCGCTTTTATTCCCGGGGTTGGCTACCGGTACCGGAAAGGCACTGTTCTGAAAGCCACAGAGCGTGACCTGAACTATGATCTGACAAAGCATCCGAAAGCTGGCCCCTTCTGGGACAGGCGGATGATGGCTTCTGAGGCGGCGCAGATCGCCCAGGATGTGCAGGACTACATCAAAAGGAGGGGAAAATGACCGCACTGGAGAAAATCAAGGACTTTCTCAGCCGGTATCCCGGCGCGGATATCTTCCGGGATTTCCATGTGGATTACACAGACCAGATTCCCTTCAACGGCGGCGTATTTCCCTCCGGCCTTACGGAGGTTTCCAGAACCTCTGATATTCTGGGAAATGTCACCGCCATCAACCAGTACAATTTCGGATTGTACTATGTGTTCGAGAAGTCTCCCGGGGACGATGACGGAGCCGCCGAGAACGCGGACTGGGTCATGGATTTTCAGGCGTGGGTGCAGGAAATGTCCGCCCTGGGCAGAGCACCCACCTTCGGGGACGATCCGAAATCGGAGAAGATCACCGCTCAGAACGGCGTTCTGTACGGTGCGGACGAAGAAGGCACGGCCATGTACATGGTGCAGCTGGCCGTGACATTTACGAAGAAATTTGAGGTGAAAAACGAATGGCTGATATGACTTTTAACACCACAGAAGGCAGCGTTGTGGAAAGAAAGCTGCTGATTCTGTATCTCAACACCGGCACTTCCACGGAACCTGTCTGGTCTGTCATCGGTCGGCGGGTGGAGGACAGCTCCATGGAATACGACTGGAGCGAGGAAACCAAGCAGGACATTCTGGGTGTCACCAGAACCACCCTCCAGAGACCGAAGATCACCCAGTCCTTCGACCCCTGCGAACTGGATTCCGGGGACAAGGCGCAGCTGAAGATCTGGAACCAGGCCATCAAAGACCAGGACGTGGGCGCAATGGCCAACAACGACCTGCTGCTGGTACACGCTTATACCGGCACTTCCACTGACGGCGCATTCGCCGAGCGATATCCCGCCAGTGCTGTCCGGCCTACCGGCCTGGGCGGCTCTGCCAACGTGGGTATGCCCATCGACGTGACCTTCGGCGGCGAGCGGGAAACCGGCACGGCCAAGATGACCGACGGCGCCCTGGCGTTCACGAAGGGCGAGTAAAACGATGATTGGGGAGGTGTGATACCTCCCCAACTGTATCAGTAAGGAGAACGATATGAAAGAACTGAATATTAACACCGGCGTTACCACATATTCCATCAACGGGAAAAGCGAGACCGCATTCAATCCGACGGACAGCAATTTTGTAGAAGGCTTGTTTGTGGCATTCAATGAGTTGGACAAAAAGCAGGAGGCATACCGGGAGGAGGTTTCCAAACTCACCGACAAAAGAGAAATCTTCCGGGTTGCCCGTGAGCGAGATGCGGAAATGCGGGCAATTCTGGACAACGCACTGGGGGCGGACACCTGCAACCGGGTATTCGGTTCTATGAATACCTATGCCATGGCGGATGGCCTGCCGGTCTGGGCAAATCTGATGCTTGCCATCATCGACGAGATCGATACTTCTTTCGCCGCCGAGCAGAAGAAGACAAACCCCAGAATCGCCAAGTACACCAGCAAATATCAGCGGTGAGTAAGCCATGGGATAGCCTGCTTCCGGAGAGCGTGACGGTTGCGGGCGAGGAATACGCCATACGCTCAGATTTTCGGGCAATGCTGGATATCTGCGTCGCCTTGTCCGATCCGGAACTGGAAGAGCAGGAGCGGGGCGAGGTTGTGCTTCGTATTTTCTATCCGGAATTGGAAAAAATCCCGTACACGGCATATCAGGAAGCAATCGCAAAATGCTTCTGGTTCCTGAATGGCGGCGTTGAAGAACGGAAAAG